CCCACGACGATGTTGCATAGTTAGAATGTGGGAATTGATTTTGTGACCAATTTGAACTTGGTGCCGAAGTTACTTCCGGGGTATACGGAAATATTACGCCCCTTTCATTGGCTCTCAGCAGAGCCAACACATTGTCGGCAGCGCCTGCAGGACCAAATAATTCATTCCAGCCAGCTCTCTTTGCTGTTATTTTTGCTCTTCTATCTATTTCTGCCATTTGCTTAATTTCCTTATGTACGTATTTATATTTATCTGGACAATTAACTGGTGTTATATTGGTTGACAAGGAGTGAAAAAGACTGTATAATAGTAGGATAAATATAAGATAATTAAGGATGATTATTATGACTAGGCAAAAAAGAGTAAATTATTTAAATAACAAGGATATGTTAAAAGAGATTCACGCAAGCAAAACATCATTTAGTGAATTTACAGACGGTATATCAACGCACCCGGATTTCATTATTGACAATCGTACCACAGTGATTGGCGAAATATGCGATGGCAATTACGATGTTAAGACAGATGCTGAACTATTAGAGCTATTTACAAATGCTAGTACAATAGATGAAGCGAGACAGGCACAGGCAAAACGAATCCAGGTTGGAAATCATACTGCGGCACAGTTAGCAGAACCTAATAAAAAGTTTAAGGCGGCAGAGTTTGCTGTTGATCCTTCCACTATTTTAGAAGACGACCTTGTCTTTCGTGTGTTGACATTCTCCCATATTCCGGAAATGTTAGAACGTAAGAAAACACACAAAACTGTAGCAGACAGACATATCAAATTAAACTTTATCCCTTATCGTCACTATGTATTACGTGATGGTAAATTAGTCGAAGTAGGAAAAAGCCATTGGAAAGATGGCGAATTTAGTTTAACAGGCGGACAGATTACAAATACATTGGCAAAAATGTTTATGTTACTTGTGAATAGATATTCAGAACGATCTAACTGGCGCGGTTATACCTACATTGACGAAATGCGTGGACAGGCATTATTACAATTGTCCCACATGGGTTTGCAGTTTGAAGTATCACGCTCAAATAACCCATTCGCATATTTTACGGCAGTTCTTACAAACAGTTTTACTCGTGTGCTAAACACAGAGAAGAACAATCAGAACTTACGTGACAACTTACTAGAGTCGTTTGGCCAGATGCCATCGTTTACTAGACAGTTGAAGTACGAAGAAGAAGCACGATTAAGTAGAGAAGCAGCACAAAACGATTTAAACTAAAGGGATTTTATGAGTCAACTTTTTAAGAAGGTTGCCTGTTTCACGGATATTCACTACGGGCTAAAGAACAATTCGCGAGTACATAACAACGATTGTGAAATGTTCATCAAGTGGTTTATTGAACAGGCAAAAGAAAAAGGATGTGAAACCTGCATCTTCTTAGGCGATTGGCACCACCATCGGGCTGGTGTTAATGTATCCACACTGAATTATACAGTCAGTGGATTAAAACTATTAAGTGATGCTTTTGAAACTGTTTATTTTATAACAGGCAACCACGATTTATTTTATCGTGAGAAGCGTGAGATAAATTCTGTTCCAATGGCAACACTATTTCCAAACATTAAAATGATAGACGAACCACTTATACAAGATGACGTGGCTATTGTACCTTGGCTTATTGATGACGAATATAAAAAGATTACAAAGTTAAAAACGAAATATACGTTTGGACATTTTGAAATCCCTGGATTCAGATTAAACGCAAACATAGAGATGCCAGATCACGGTGGGCTCAAGCGTGGAATGTTTAAGAATCAGGATTATGTCTTTTCCGGTCACTTCCATTGTAGACAAAGTATGAACAATATACACTACATGGGCAACCCATTTGGACATAACTTTGCGGATGCTTGGGACTTCGATAGAGGTGCCATGTTCTTAGAGTGGGATGGTGATCCAGAGTATGTTAACTGGAAGGATGGTCCTAAATATGTTAAGGTTGATTTAAGTGACCTTGTGGAGAATCATGAAAAGTATTTGCTTGACAATGCTTATGTTAAGGTTGGTATTGATTTACAAATATCTTACGAAGAAGTGAACTACATGAAAGAACTGTTTTCAGACCAATACAACATACGTGAACTTAAAATGGTTCCTATTAAAAACGAAGAACACATAAATGAAAATGTAGGTGATATTACGTTTGAAACTGTCGATCAGATTGTAATAGATCAGTTATCAACAATAGAATCAGATCAATATGACTTACAAAAACTAATCGCTTTGTACAATAACTTAGAAGGGTAGTATGCTAAAATTTAAAACACTAACAGTTAGAAACTTTATGTCTATTGGTAATGTTATACAAACCGTAGACTTAAATACACAAGATTTAACACTTGTGTTGGGTGAAAATTTAGACTTAGGTGGGGAAGATAATCGTAATGGTGTAGGTAAATCTACAATCCTAAATGCCATATCTTATGCGTTGTACGATAATGCCCTAACAAAAATACGTAAAGACAACCTCGTTAATAAAACTAACGGGCGGGATATGTATGTTACGTTAATGTTCGAAAAGGATGGTACTGATTACAAGATTGAGCGTGGACGTAAAAAGAACACACTTAAATTCTTTATTAATAATAACGAACTTGTACCAGATGATTCGGATGAGGCCCAAGGTGATAGTCGAGTAACACAGAAGGCTATTGAAGATTTACTTGGCTTGTCACATACAATGTTTAAAAATATTGTTGGATTAAATACTTACTCGGAGCCATTCTTAGCAATGAAGGCAGCCGATCAACGTGAGATTATCGAGCAGTTACTTGGTATTACTAAGTTATCAGAAAAAGCAGAAGTATTAAAAGTATTATTTAAAAATACCAAAGATGATATTAAGGAAGAAGAATATAGCATTAAAGCAATCACTGATGCCAATGCTACTATTGCAAAGAATATTAAGTCCTTGGAGATTAAATCTTCGGCGTGGACAAAGACACATACCACAGATATAGACAATACTGCCAATGCAGTAGACGAACTAGATAAACTAAACATCGATGAAGAAATCGAATCGCACAATGTACTTGCTGTAGTTACAGAAAATACAAGGAAGTATAATGAGTATGAAAAAGACATCAAAGGATATAATCGTGAAATTAAATTATATAATAAATCAATTAAAACACACGAGGATCATGCTAAGATAACACATGATAATAACTGTCCGACGTGTGGTTCCGATATGGATGTAGATAAACACAAAGAGGTACAGGATAAGATTCTGGCTGATTTAAAAACTGCTTCTGATAAATTAAAAGAAAAGGAAATTAAATTAGATGAAGTTCAGGTTAAGCAGGATGCCATCACTATACCTGTTACTCCAGAAACGTTCTATGAGACTATCGACGAAGCATATTCGCATAGATCAAGCATAGAATCACTTACGTCACACTTAAATACATTGGTAGCAAGTTCCAATCCTTACGTAGATCAAATAGAATCTTTACAAACAGAAGGGTTACAGGAAGTTAGTTACGAGAATATGAACGACCTTGTATCACTTAGAGATCATCAGGATTTCTTGCTTAAACTATTAATAAACAAGGATTCTTTCATACGTAAACGTATCATTGATCAGAACCTAAGTTACTTAAATAACCGTTTAGATTATTATTTAGTGCGTATTGGCTTACCACACGAAGTAACATTCCTTAGTGATCTAAGTGTAGAAATAACAGAACATGGACGTGATTTAGACTTTGATAATCTGTCAAGGGGCGAGCGAACTAGGCTCATATTATCACTTTCTTGGGCGTTTAGAGATGTATACGAATCACTAAATGACCGTATAAACTTGTTGTTTATTGACGAATTAATGGACAATGGCCTTGATACTTCTGGTGTTGAGAACGCTTTAAGTGTGTTAAAACACATTGCCAGAGAATATAATAAAAGTATTTTCCTTATATCACATCGTGAAGAATTGATAGGAAGAGTCGATAATATTGTTAAGGTTATTAAGAGTGGTGGGTTTACTACTATTGAGAACTATGAAGAATAGTTAGAGTTTATATTTCTTAGTCCACATATCTTTATCTTCTTTAAGGGCTCGTTTGTTAATGAGCCTTTTTTGCTGAATGCGTGATATGCAATGCTTTGCTTCTTCGGGTGTTTGATCTTTTAATCTGAATCGCATGTTCCCCACCATGCCATTATAGAATGCAGGTTCGCCATTGGGTAAGGTTGCTCTTAATACATCTTCAACCATTTGCATTTCTACTTCTCTGTAGTGTAATGAGCCTTTGGTTTCATGTAGTGATTCGATCAGGAATGTAAAATTTTCTTTCCCTTTCGCTTCAATTTCTGCATTTAACCATTTGCTCGAACCTGTATATTTCTTCCAATCGGATTCTTTTCGGACACGTTTGCGGTTCTTGCGTCCTTTTACTTTGATGCGACGGTTTGCAATCAGTTGTTTCTTACCGATGTATTGCATGTTGTTTGTATTATCGATTATCCTGTACACAAAGCCAACCCATTCCATAGGATCGAATTCATGCGGATATTCCCAGTGTCCCATTTCCATAGTAGTATTTATTTAGAAAAGTGACAGTAAGTGGACTAGAGTGATGTGCGCCATAGGCCAAGTTCGCCTATTTCGATATGCTGTGGTTGGTTAACTGCCCATGCTATTGCATCGGCAACTTCTTCTGTTGTTAGTTTGTTTTTATCAGTAACGTGTGATCCAAAGCCGGTGTCTGTGTATCCTGGATTAACATTAATCATTCTGCATTTTCTGCTAT